AGGCCAATGGTTTACTGCACCATCTCGATTTTATCGCTTCGACTTTAAGTAGTTAACTATCCACCACTGGCTTAAACCAGTCTGGTCCTTGATCATACTCTTCGTATAACCAAGAAAATCGGGCATGAGATCGATAGCTTCTTTGGCAATGCCGTCTATGTTGTCAAGGAAGTCTGGGATGTCAATACCCAGGCGGTACTTATCCCTTTTCATGCAAAACTCTGCGAACTCGGCACGTAGAGGATGATACTTCACATTCTCTATGATGGATAGCTGTCGCAACGCCACCATCTTCGCTGACCACACGTCTGGGTCATAATATCGCTCTTGTTCCATCAGCCTACCAAGCGCTCTGTAGGTTGAATAGACCCCTACACATATCCCGGATTGACGATAGTCTACATGGTGCCATCGCCTCAAATATGTGCAGTCCTGTTTGGACACATACTGTTTATCTTGATTCATTTCAAGTCCATGAGCAGTATATGTTTCCATTACATCCTCCACAGAAATGCCAGGGAATGTGAGTACACCATCATCACCTAGACACTGTGAATTTGGGTTAAGTTTGACGCCTTTATGCTGAGCGCATTCATATTGTAGCGCACGATGAGCTAATGTCTCATCGGCATTGGTGCCGCCAGAACCACTTCCCATACCGTGCTTACCAACACGGACTTTTCCATAATCGTAAGCCAGAGGTATCATGTACTTAATGGGGAACGTTGACTTCAGCCAATCCGCAGCAAGTGGACCTGAGAGTATGCCTTTAAGAATACTCTCTGCAGCGTCCTGCATGTCTTTGTTGAAATGTTGGTCAAACTTACTGAAGTCAGTGCAGATAACCACGTCGCTGTCCGCCTTCGTATCAAACATGCGCGTTATACGTTGGTCGACCGATTCCATGCTAACCCAAGCTGGAATGAGATTGAATTTCTGACAACTTTCAATCAGTGGTTGGTAAACCTGCAATTCGTTAATGTTGACTGAGAATGGAAACATCCAAACCACTCTCTGCTTCACATCATCTGGTTTAGGTCCTCCCTCTTGTCCACGCCACCCTAAGACAGCTGCTCCAGACCAGTTCTTATCATTATCAAGAACCATGTTTACTCTATCACCATAATATGATGATGAGCATGGAACAGTCTTTTCTACGACAGTCCTACGCTTAGTGAAGTAAGGCGCGCCCGAATTAGTTGACTTTTTCATGAGATCAACTGTCTTCTGTTGACTCCTTGGGGTGAGGCCTCTTACCTGGTAAAATTCCGCCAAGACTGCTTTGACGGCTTTGTCAGATACAGGCGTTGATGATAGGAGAATATCATCATAGTAATGATCAATATCAACCAATCTCTCTTTCAACGGCTTCATGATTGACATTGGTCCGACCTTAGCCTTTAGGTCGTTTTCAAATTCTACAAGAGAAGGCCACTTGTCGCTGAGTGTTTCGACAGATGGTTCCCACTCTTTGAGAACTTGTTCTACAGACGAACCCTGAGCAAAGGTTGTCCGATACTCTAGATCTTGTCCTCTTTCGACTATGTCAAAATAAGACCTTAGACCTGGATTTGGAAGATTAAAACAATCTTCAAAACTAATTTCGTTATTTTTAGGCATAACGTAACCTCCTTTCAAATAAAT